GCTCTGATTGTCACCGGCTACAACCTCAGGAAGATCACTAGTGCTCAGCACTTGGTGGTCATCATTGATCGTACCCTGGATAAGCTCAACCACAGGATTGTTTCGCACAGGGGGCTGTTGAATGCAGATAATGCGTTCCGACAGCAACCCGTGTTTGCCATGTTCGGTGGTGGGTCAGGTGTGGGTAAAACCAACCTGATCAAGACGCTCGCTAGTGCTGTGCTTCTGATGGCTGACATGTGTCGGCCAGACGAGTGTGCGCAGCAGATGTGGCAGAAGGGTGATACCGAGTACTGGAACGGGTACTGTGGACAGCTGGTTTACATCATGGATGATGTGTTCCAGAAGAAGCAGGTCGCAGGTGGCAGTGAGAACGAAGGTTTCACTGTCATCAGGGCGGTGTCCAACTGGCCCTTCCCCCTAAACTTTGCAGATGTTGAGAGCAAGGGGAGGTGGTACTTCAGCTCAAAGCTGATGATTGGCACCACCAATGTGGATAACATATCGTCCGCAGTGCAGGGAGTGCTTGCCGCTCCTGAAGCTGTGGTACGACGCATCAACCATGGCTATTGGATTGAGTTGCGCCCAGACTATGTCTTGGATGGGCGCCTGGATTATGTCAAGCTTGAGAGGGTTCACACTGAGCGCAAGGCTGCGCTCAAGGATTTGGGACGTAAGCCCACCGTTGAGGAGGTGCTCGCGTGCTACCCTTGGGAGGCATTCATGCTTAAGCGGCATCGGTTTGACTGCGGTCACACCACTGCCCAGCCATATCCCGGCACTCTGCTGGATGTGGCTAAGGAGATTGCCGATGAGCTACGTGTTCGTGAGAACTCTCACAAGATGTCCACGGAGGGCATGCTGGACTGGTTGCAGATGCTGGCTGATGCTAAGGAGGGTGAACAACCCGCCGAGGCGCAATCTGGCGTCCAGGCCATAGAGAATGCTCCCCAGACCACCAGAGCTTTTAAAGAGCTCTACCACCCGGAGGACTTGACTGATGATGAGACTGACAGTGTGGATGGCGACGACTTCGATGAGGAGGTTGTCATCGAGCCAGAGTGGATGCAGAGCAATCGGTTTTCCTCGAGCCAGAGGAAGGCCAAGCATGAGGCTTGGGCGAGAACACATCGCTACCTGAAGTGGCGCCGTGCGTGCATCAACGCATTCATGAGTGTTTTGCGCTCTGTCCCCAAGCCCATGCTCCTAGCATTGGGCTTCACAGTGACTGTTGCAGTGGGCACTGCGGCTATATATTTGGCCACACACATCCTGCTGCGAGCAGTTATGCTGCTCATTCGCCTCATCAACCTCGTTGGTACTATGATTGAGGGCCTTTTGGTTGCCATCACGGAGTTTGTCTTCGGTGAAGGCACATCTGCGAGGATCTCTGCTAAGTACAATGAGTTCATGACTCCGCCAGTGGAGTCACAGAGCGTCCATGTGGATGCTCGTGTCATGCCGGCCAAGAAGAAGGTTAAGGACATTCCCCCGCCCTCTGTTAAGTTGCAGATGGGCAACCCTCCAGCTGATAACATAGCGGACATTGTGTACCGCAATTGTTACAAGATCATGTTGGACCAGGGTGATGGGTATCAGAGCTTGGGACAGGTCATCATGGTCTGTGGGACTCTGGGCATCATGCCCAACCACTTCATCCAGAACTACTCTGGAACCATCAAATTCATCTGCTGTGCGCCTGGGTCTCATGAGATCCAGGTTCCATATGCCGAGTTCGCCAGGTGGCCGCGCTCCGTTATACCGGAGTGTGACCTTGCTATGGTTGACTTGGGTGGTGTCCTGGTGCGCTCGCACAAGGATATCCGCAAGCACTTTGTCACAGATTCCACTTTCTCACAGCTGGTCAAGATGCGCAACACAAGTGTGCGTCTGGATGCAGCTAGGGAGAACCGCGGTGCCATCGAGAGGCACATCATGTATTCACCATTCATCCGGTATGATTCCGAGCTGACCACAGTCTCGGGTAAGAAGGAGAATGTGTGGGCGTATGACTGCCCCACAAAGGTTGGAGACTGCGGAGCTCCCCTCACTATAGCCGAACCTCGCTTCTATGGAGGTAAGGCCATCATTGGTATGCACATTGCTGGTAGGACTCAATCGCTGATGTCCTTCGGGTGCAGGGAAGGGTACGCGAGTGCCCTGACCTACGAGCTCATCGAGGGACTCGTCAAGAAGTTCCAGCGTGTGCCCATCAAGGATAGGTTTGATGAGGATATGGAGGCTCGTGGTGTGGAACTTGAGGTGGAACAGGAACCAGCGTCTGAGCAATCAGGCCTGGTGTCTGGGTCCATCACATATGTGGGCAAGATGCCCCGTGACAGTGTGCTGAGCCAGGCTTGCAAGAGCAAGCTCAAGCGCACCACGTTCACCGGCTGGGGCCCATGCCCAGTCGCACCCGCTCATTTGCACCCCGTCCGCAAGGGCGACCAGCTCATCAGGCCTATGCATCAGGCTATGGCTAACTACCGTACGCCTGTGAAGCCCAGTGTGCTGGTGCGTCCACGCGCAGTGATGGGGTTGGCCATGCAGCAGCACAACAAGCTGTCTGCAAACTGCCCGCGTCATATCCTCACATTTGAGGAGTCAGTGGAAGGAGTGTCAGCCATGAAGATCAAGGCCATCAACAGGTCTACGTCTCCCGGCTGGCCTTGGCGGCTTAAGGCTGCCAATGGTAAGAAGGATTTCTTTGGTGCAGACCAGGAGGTCCACTATGATTCTGAGCTGGCCGTGATGATCCGCGCTAGGGTGGAGGAGATTATCGAATCCGCCAAGCGTGGTGAGCGGTTGTCACACATTTATTGTGACTTCCTCAAGGACGAGACTCGTCCTTTGGCCAAGGTTGAGGCGGTGGCATCGAGAGCAATCTCTGGTGCCCCCCTTGACTACACCATCGCAGTGAGGATGTACTTCGGTGCATTCCTTTCATCCATGTTTGTGCACCACACGGTGTCAGGCATGGCTCCCGGGATCAACTACTATTCAGAGTGGTCGGTCCTAGCTCGTGAGCTCCTCCGCAAGGGTGACAAGGTGTTTGCTGGTGACTTCAAGGCATTTGATGCTTCGGAGCAGCCAGACATCCATCAGTACATCCTTGCATACATTAATGACTGGTATGACCAGTTTGAGGTGGATCCAGTTGGGAGGCGTGTGCGCGAAGTCCTCTTTGAGGATCTTGTGCATTCGCGCCACCTAGCTGGGGATGGCCCAGTGCTTGACACTGTGGTCCAGTGGAACAAATCCCTGCCTAGTGGGCATCCGCTCACTACGGCTGTCAATTCCATGTACTCTCTGTACACCCTCACGGCCTGCTATGTTGAGGCCACGGGGGACTATGAGAATATGTGGGACCATGTATTCATTTGCACCTTCGGCGATGACAACGTTGTCGGTGCCGATGACGACACCATCGAAGTCTTTAATCAGGTGAGTGTCGCCAGGATGATGAAGGAGAAGTTCAACCTCACCTACACCTCAGACAAGAAGGATGCTGAACTCAAGCCATACGAGACTATCAACGACATCACGTTCTTGAAGCGTGGTTTCGTGGAGTCTATCGTGGATGGGGGTTGGATTGCCCCCTTGGCTATGGACAGCATCCTCTACCGTACATACTTCTACAAGTCTGATCGCACAGCTCTGGGAGACCAGGCTGTGAACTTCAAGGAGGCTCTCCTGGAGCTCTCCTTGCATCCACGATCCGAGTGGGATACTCGGTACCATGCCGCGGCGAATTATTGCCGTGATGTGGGCATCGAGCTCCCATTCAACTCATATGATCAAGCGCGTGAGATCTGTCTTGCGCGCACCGATGTTTGGTTCTGACCTTATATACGCATTCATTCATGTACATACAGAGACTGCGGCATGATTGTTTGGACAGGAAGGGTCTCCGTTACTACTCAGTGGTCACAGAGAGACAGTCTCACCTGGTTTGGTTCGTGCGGACCAGCCTTGTACATAGTCGCACGCTACAGATCCCTCTAAGATAGAAGAATGTGCTACGATTGATGGGCTTAGTGTCCCCACTACCAAAGACACTCATGTCGGTATGTCCTTTGAGGGCGAGGCCGGAATTTGCACGGAGGGTCTGTCTGGAGCTGGGTCCCACTTTTTGAGTGG